GAATAATTACTTTGCTTCGATTTATTCTCATTGTTAGGCAATCGCCATTGTCTATTATAGTAGTTGCTCATAATTAATCTCCCATTCTATTCCAGTAAACCAAGTTGCTACCTGATACTGTGGTTAAGTCTTTAGTTAAGTTAGTTGATGTTGCATCGTAAATGCTTTGTATTTGAGTAGATGTTAAAGCTGTGTTCCAAATTCCTACTTCGTCTATTAACCCATTAACAAACCCCGAAGCGCCATTTGCTTTAGCTGAAATTAATAAACTATCACCTGAGGTTGCAGAGGCTGCTGTAGCTGCATTAAAACCAGATGCTGAATTAGTTGTGTCTAAACTACCATTATTGTAAAGTAAAAAATTTGTACCATCATAAACACCAACTATATTATACCAAACTCCAGTACTTAAAGCGGTTGAGTTATAATTAGCAATCCACGTTCCACTACTATTGCCTATGACAGCTGGTGTTGTTCCATAAAAACCTATGCCATAATTACACCTATTGTCTGCTGAATTTCCTTTTCCAACTAATCTCGGATACGTGTTTGTATAACCATTAAGCTTTACCCAAGCTGAAATAGTAAAGTTTCCTGTAATTTCTAAACTACTATCATTGCCAGCATCTATATAATCATTTGCACCATCAAAAGAAAATGAATGATTATTAGAAAGGTCACTCGCAGTTACAGCTAAATCAAATGTTGATGAATTAGGACATCCAGCACCACTTGTTTCATAGAATATTTTATAGGATTGAATAGTAGAAGCAGCTAAATCAATTTCACCAGTAGATGAGTTAATACTTAAACCACTTGGATATGCGCTATATGTACCACCTGAAGTAGTTGGTGTAGTTGTTAAGCTTGCTGTTCCTGTTTGTGCTAAACTACTTGCAGAATAACCAAAAGTAGCACCATCTAAAGCATTTATAGTAATAGTATTATTTATTGTATTAGGACAACTACCATTAGTAGTATATACTACAGTATAAGTTCCAGCAGTTGAACTATTAACATTGATAACACCTGTTGAACTATCAATAGATAAGTTTCCTGTAGATTCGCTAAATGTTCCTGTTTCACCTGTAATTGTAGGTGCTGGAGTAGTTAAAGAATAAGTTCCATGATATATAATAACACCATCATTAGGCATGTAATAAGTTCCACCTGTTAAAGAATGAGAATGTGAACTTCCATCGCTACTTGCTGCATTTGCATCAGCTTGGCTTGTATATAAAGGATAGTACCCATCTACAGCTAAAGCACCTGTTGGCATTTGACAATAAGCAGATGAACTATAAGTTACTGTTGCACTATCTAAAGGTAGTTCAGTTACTGTAGAAGCAGAAGATGTAGCACTACAGCCATTGCTATCAGTTCCTGTTACTGTATAACTACCAGTAGTAGAAACTGTAATTGCTTGTGTAGTTGCTCCTGTACTCCACAAATAAGAACTTAATCCAGCAGTAGCAGTTAATGTAGTTGAACCACCAGCGCAATAAGTTAAAGTTCCTGTAATTTCAACAGTTGGTAAGGCATTTACAGTAATAGTAGTACTACCCGAACTTGTACAACCATTTGAATCAGTTCCTGTTGCAGTAAATAAAGTAGTAGTAGTTGGTGAAACTGTAATACTTGATCCTGTTTGGCCATTGCTCCAAGAATAAGTAGAAGCACCAGATGCAGTTATAGTTGTACTTTCTCCAACACAAATAGCACCAGCAGAAACGCTAACTGTTACACTTGGTAGAGTATTAATAGATAAATCAAAAGTAGCAGTTTCAGCATCTGTATCTGTATAAGTTATAGTGTAAGTAGCACCAGCAGTAGAACCAGAAACATCAACAACTCCAGTAGTAGAATTTATTACTAAACCAGTAGTTGAACTAAATGTTCCAGATCCAGCATTGTTTTGAACTGTTGGTGTAGGATCAGAAGCATCTGCACATAAAGCAGAAGAAGGATAAGTAATTCTAACACTTGTTAATCCTACAATATCAGTTTGGCCAGCATTAGATAAAGAATGTGATTTACCCCAATTATTAGTAGAGTTACTAGCTCCTTGACCATAACCAACAGTATTGTTCCTGCTACCTTTCCCCCAGTTTTCACTCATTTTTTAGCATATTTTATGAAATAGCCAGCCAGACTTGTAAAAAAAAACAACCAAAAAACAATAGCTATATTCATGTTATTATTTTAAATACCATCCGTTAAAATTATCCTCGTAACTTGGGCTTATATCCTCATTTGTATTTTGATAAAACTCAGGAAACATACTAGAGGAATTATAATTTAAAAAATCTAAAAGCCTTTGTGAAAAATACTGAGCTGCATCTTTTTCACTATTCACTAAGCTGTCAATTTCATTTTTACTAAGTGATGTAGAATTATCTGGATTGTATCTATAAACACCACCATTAGTAATAGTAATACTTAAATAAGGCAAAGCAGACATGAGAGTGTAGTGAATTAAAACTGGTTTGATATACGTATTTAGTAGAGTTATATAATTGCCAGTTAAAGTACTTCCAGAAATATCTGTTTTTAATTTCTCATAAAGTTTAGTTCCTAATATATCCTGAATATATATCTCTTGACTTTTAAATATAAAAGGAACTATTTTGTCCACGTCAACTGACCCATTTATGGAAGTATAAGTTGTAATATCTTTTGGCTGTATAAATAAAACTTTACTCATTATCCTGAATATGCGCCTCCGTCGCTTCTAGTGTTTTCTGCAATACCTGCTCTTTTGTGACCTCTTGGCTTTGGCTTGTAGGAACTTGGAATTGTTTCTACAACTTCATAGTCTTTCATGTTTTTAGAATCTTTATTTTTTTTATTCTTTACTTTATACAATACCTCTTTCCAAATATGTCTACAGTGTTTACCCGCCTTTAGTCGAAAAAGATCGAATGGTTTTCCATTGTGCATTGGTAAGCCTAATCTTTTAAAATCCTCTGAAGTCCAATATTCAGAAGCTAAATCAATGTCTTCTATTCTATAAACAACACCTTTTCTGCTTCTTTTCATCATTGCTTCACAAAAAGGTCTGGATTTTGAGCCTTTTTTCTTTCTGACTCCTGTAGCATACTTATAACGTACTTTATAAAATGATTTATCTAAAACAGAAAACCCTTTTGGCTTCTCAACAGATATACTTTTGCCAGCAGGTTTAACTTGTCTTCCTGTTTCAGCTAGATTAGTTTCTATTAGACTTTCAGCCCAAAGATCACAACTTTCATTTTCTTCACTATAGTCTCTAATGTCTGCTATTTCCCACTCTTCAGAATCCATTATTTCACCTTCTAAGGCGCTTAAAATATTTTCATAGGCTTTGTCATCAATCTCTACAGAAAGTTCAGTAGAGTCTTCTTCTTTAACTCCAGTTTCCTCTTCTTTTACTTCATCATTTTTAACATTGTCAACGTCTATAAATTCTAGTGGATCAATGTTTTTAAAATATAGATTTAAAGTAATATTATTTACTGCTAAAATTTCTTCTAAATTTTCACAAATTAATTTTTGATAGGGGAGGATAGTAGTATTATGAAATAATCTCTGAGCTACCATAATCTCATCACTATTAGAACCTAAAGAGGAAGCGTTTCCATCTCTAATTCCTAGTAGTAAAGGACTGCTTACTCTGTGAGTTAATTGGATCATTCTTCTACATTCGTTACTTAATTGCTCATAAAGATCTGGTGCATTTTGTAAAGGAATAGACTCTATTTTGGTCGCTGCCTCAGCATTATGATTAAAACTGACAATAACTCTTTCACCATTTGAGCCAGTAAGTTGATTTTTAACCTGGTTGTTGATTTGTCGTTGAACCTCGGGTGAGGGTACTCCATTGTTAAAATTTATTAAACTTCTAGTGCTAAAAGAAGACATGGTTTCAGTTATTAAGTATTGAGAAACCTCCGATTCTAGGGTGGCGTAGCTGGTGCAATAATCCGCCAAGCTGTAGTAGTAATAACCAGGAATATAATTTTTAATAATCTTTATTTCTCTTCCTTTATTTTTTGTACCAAATACAGGTATTTTTTGAAGCTCTGTGGCATTGGTAACTTCTTGCCAATTAGGAGAATAAAAATAATTTTCTATTATTCCTTTATTGCCCATTTTCTCAGCTCTTAAAGTTTCCCTTGGAAAATGTGAAATTGTAGCTATTTTTTTGCCTTTATAAGTAACTTGAAGCGCTGCTTCACCTAACATTTTTAGATCTAAACATATTTTTCTAAGGCAGTCTGGATCTAATAGCTCCATCATTTGAGCATACTCTTCAGGCTTTTCAGAAGAGTCAGTAGCATCTAACCCTTTTCCGTAAATTTGCTGAGAAATTCCTGTGATTACAGCTTTATTGGTAGTGCTATTTAAAAAACATTCGACTAGCTCATTGTAATAATTATTGTTTTCACCGATAGAGACATAATCTCTGTTTTTTTCTTCTACAATAATTGGTTTTTCGTAGTGGCTTAATGATATGAAATGAGTGTTATCCATTAGCTAGTGTAAAAAATAAATTCATCTGCTCCTGTGTTATGCTGAGTAAACACTCCATCAGTAATTTTATAAGAATCTATTACTTGATTAGTACAAAATATTTTATCTTTTGCTATAACAATATTATCTGTACTATTTGAGATTTCTAAATTGTAAAATTCACCATTTATAAGCGTTGTAGAGAGTGCATAGTTGGAATAATATTTTATACTTCCAATACTTGCTGTATTATCTGTAAATATGGTTTTATTTTGGTTTTCTGAAATCACTTTAACGCTATAAGTTTTGGTGTTGTCTATGCTTTGTCTTGGTATAAAATTTATTGTTCCCCCTGTTGTGCTTAGTATTTGCATTTTTATTATTTAAAAAAAAAGGTGGATAAAATTTTCATCCATCCACCCTTAGTCCACCTATTCTATTAGTTTATTTAACTTATAGAACTCATTTAATTTTAACTATTAGTTCCTTGCGTTACAGTAACACCACTAAACCCAGAACCAGCAAAAGCATTAGAAGTAGTTGAACCTTCTAAAAATGGTGCTGCGCTTAGCTCCATTGACTGAAATTGTAATGTGTAGCCAGAGAGGTCACCCATTGCTACTCCAGTGCTAATGTTGCCAGTTACTAGAGAACAACCATGCTCCATTCCAACTAAAAACGCTTCACCAGCATACGTAGAGACAACTATGTGTGGTCTTGATACTGAGAGTAGCTTAAGTTGAACTAAATCTTCTTTGCTTTGTTTTGGTAAAACTAGATTAACAGTCTGCTCTGTAAAAGTTGTTCCATTATCCACACTTGAATTAATTACTTGATCTAATGAGTTACCAGCTCCTTTTACATCATATTGAAAAAAAGTTGGTGTTCCAGCTAAAGCAGTAACCTCTTCTGAAGAAATAGTCAAAGCTCCAAGAGTTCCAAAGTCTGCAAAATACACTTTTGAAATCCCTGCTGAAATGTCTCGACAATTTAAGGCTCGTCCAGCCGATATATTACACGCCACAGTGTTTTAATTTAAATTGTTAATAATTATCCGTAATAAGTAACCTCACCTTTAAATATGGTTTGGATACCCATTTTAAATCTATTTACAAATCTGAAATTCTGGTCTCCTAAAGTTTCAGATGTATCAATAATTTTCAATTCTGAAAGATCTCCTAAGAAACCGCAACCAAATACTAAATTTGATTTTTGAGCTGCTACCATTTGATTAGCTGGTATTCCAGGCGCTCTAAATATTTTAATTCCATCAAACAATAAATTGGAACCTAAGTCTTGGTTAGATCCTTGATTGTTGTAACCTGACCCTCCGACGCCATTAGCTGCGAAACCGCCGAGCGATCTCAGATAATGCTGGAAAATATCGGCTCCGACATAGATGAAAAAATCATCCTCTGCTAATAAAGAAGATTGATTTGAAGCGACATTATTCACCACTTTTGCAATCTCGTCAACCACATTAGAAGCATTCACACCACCACCAATAGCAGCAATCTTAGCGCCTCCTAAAAGAACAGAGTCATCAGCAGCATAATTAGTTGTGAATCCAGTCAAATTAGCTCCAGTTCCGTCTCCTTGCCAGATCTGAACTTCAATATTTTTAGCAATTTTTTCTAAATAATAAGCTACTATAAAATCAGAATAACTTTTTGGAAGGTCTCTGTCCATCATTCTATTAGACATTTGCTCAGCTAACCAATCCTGTCTAAATGTTCTTACACATTCAGTTTTATTAATTTGGTATTCCTTCATTTCAAGAATAGCCTCAGCTACAGTAACTGTTCCAGCATCTGTATAATCACAGGTTCCAGCTACCATTAAATCATCTCCTAGAGTAATCTTCTTGATTACTTCTTTATGTGCTATGTCAGGATATACAGTCACACCTCCATTTTTAAGAGTGTCTCCAGACATTAAGCTTTTTCCAACAATTTTGTCTTTGTATTCTCCTGTATAGCTAGTACTTACTATATTAGTTGCCATTGTTTTTTGTTTTTATTTTTTGAATAATTCGTAAATTTCTTGTAGAGTAGATTTTGGAGCAATGTTAGAATTGTAAAATATATTACTTTCCGTTTTAGCTTCTGGATTGTGAACAATTGGTTCAGCAATCTCTTCAGATAATTCAACTTCCTCTTTTTCTTTACTACTCATTTTTTCTTCTTCATTTTTCTTAGCAACATATTTTTCAATCATTGCTTTAATTTCTTCCATAGCTAAAGCAAACTCTTCTTTAGTTACATACATTTCTTCTTTTTCCTCTTCTTTTTCCTCGTGTTCTTCCATTTCAGTTTCTTCAACTTTATCTTCAGTAACACTTTCTTCAGATGCCTCAACCTCTTCTTTTTCTTCTTTAGCTGATATGCTCTCTATTAACCCCTCTTCTTTGACTAACAATTCTCTACCATCATCTAACGTATAAGATCCTACAGGAAGAGCTATATTTTCTTCGTCTTCAGATTTAATAAAAACTGATTTCCCTTTTTCAAATGAGTCAGAAACTAGAACAGTTCCATTTTCAAGAGTTAGTTCTTGAAGTTCAACTTTAACTTCCTCATTTAAATTTATTCCAATAACTTCTTTGATTTGACTAAGTATAGTTTGAGCTTTCATAATTACGAGTCGCACAAAAACTCTTTATGATATACTTTTTAGTAAATTATTTTTAGCCTTTTCCTATTCCTTGCGCCCAAAGTGAACCATTACAACACTTTTGATGATAAGTTTTATAGTCAGCACAAAGACAACCTCTTTTTCCACCAAATTTAGCTGTCTTGCTCATCCTGCCTTTTTCAATTTTATCTTTAAATTTTCTCATTTTCTTTATTTTTTTGATGATTTTGGATGTTTTTTTGGCAATAAATCGTAATCTGTAGTGTATTTAGCGTTTTGTGGTCTGCCATTTTTTACTAAATACATATAAGCATTCACTCTAGCATGCGCCCATTGCTTAGCGCTTGTAACTCTAGGACTGTGTGAGGTGTTAAAAGCTCCTAAACCACGTTGAAAAACTGATTTTAGTTGACCTATTGTAACACCATAACCTAATTTTTCCTTATACCTTTCATTAAAATCATTTGCTTTTTTTTGTAATGAAGCTTCATCCGCTTTGCTCACTTTTGCGCCTCTACTTGTTGAGGCATCTCCCTTAGCTGTCCCTTTTCCTTTTGGGTTTTTGTTGGGAGTTGATGAACCTGGAGCTTTAGGTGATTTTTTGACACCTCCTCTTTCACCAATTTCGGCATAACTATCTTTTTTCTTTACACATTTATGTTTTTGATAGTCTTTCTTATATCCCTTAGGACATTTGTATTTTTTAAGCTCGTGTGTTTAGATCGG